CAAAATTGGCAATCATTGCCGAACTCTACGAAAATCGCAATGAAGCCAAACAGGACGACTACAGCTTCACAATACGCAGCATGATTACACAACTGCAATACTGGGAGTGATACCATGCAGAAAATAGGTACGCTTGATAAGCGGGTGCACCTGCTGGGCTATAAAGATGTAAAGAACGACAATGGCTTTTATGAGCAGCAGTTTGTAGACCTGGTAGGACATCCGGTATATGCCAGAATCGAGCCGGCACGGGGCAAGTCTTTCTATGAGCAGTATGAAGCCAATAAAGACGCTTCGACATATATGCTGAAAATAACCATCCGGTATCGTAAGGGCATAGATGAAAATACGGTCGTTCAGTATGGCGATAACCTGTATAACGTCATAACCGCCATTGACCCATATATGCGTCATGAAAAGCTGGAACTCATGGTAAATCAACGGAAACGAGGTGCGGAGGATGACGATTGATGAGTTTATTAATCGGATAGACGCAGCCAATGAGAAGTTCCCTTATGAATGTGAAGAAGCTCTGGAAAAAGCCACTAAGACCATGCAAAAAGAACTGAAAAACGCGACACCGGATAGTGGCAAAGAGCATAAGCATAAATTAAATAAAAGCTGGAAACATGACATGGAGGGCCATTCTGGCGATACATTTAAGGGCGTGATTTGGAATACGGCGCCACATTATCATTTGGTAGAGCGCGGGCACGCAAAAGTAGCACCCAGCGGGCGCGTTTTTGGGCATCAGCCTGGTACACATTTCAAAGATAAGACCGTCGCCGAAAAGAAACCGGACATAGTGCAAAAAATGCACATTGATTTATATGAGAAGTTGAGTGATAAGTTTTGAGCCAGATAATTACACGTACTGATATTGTAAAAAGCACCAAAGATTTGTTGGAAAAAACATTCCCGGGGTGCTTTTTTTATGCCGATGAAGTAAAGGAAAATTTTAAAAAGCCGTGCTTTTTTATCGGGATCATCTCAACAAGCCGGCCACAAACAAAAGAATTTACGGAAAAAGAAGTGACTATCTACGTCACATATTATCCAAAGGACAGCAACCGGAAACAAAGCCATTACATGGACGTCTTCGAAAAAATCTTTACCGCTATAGGGCGGGGAATACATGTAAATGACAGGTTTTTGCATGTGGATACTGTCAGCGATGACACGGTAGGAAATGACAACGATATTTTACGGGTCAGTATCAATATTACGTATCTGGAAGCTATCGACCGTAGCAGCGAAGAACCTGCAGCCGATACGCTGGATGAGGTTGCAATGGAAACGAAAATTAAAGAATTATAGCTATAAAGGAGCGTGGATACTATGCCAAAACTGGGCATGCCTAATGTAGATATTGCATTCAGAGAAAAAGGCATTGAAGCAGTGGAACGGAGCCAACATGGCATTGAAATGCTGCTGTTGGAAGAAGATTCTTCGACGATTGAAACATTACTGAAAGACCATACAGAAGGTACGGAAACCGTAGCCGCCATTAAAAATCCGTTCACCTTATATACAATTGACGGCATTCCATCATCGTTGAGTGATGAAAATAAAGACTATATTACCAAGTCTTTTATTGGCTATCAGAAATCCCCGCGGCGGGTAAAAGTATATTTAATGGCCAAATCGGAAAGTACGGAAGCCGACAAATTCACAGCATCGCTGAAAGCCATTGCCAATGAAAATTGGGATTACCTGGCAATACCAACAATCGCAGAGGCACAAAAAGAAACCGTCGGTACATGGATAAAGAATCAGCGTGACAACATGAAAAATAGAATTAAAGTCGTGTTGCCAGCTTATAAGGGCGATAATGAAGGGATTATCAACTTTACCAATACCTTTATTACGACAAGTACCCAAAAGTATACCGGCGCAGAATATACGCCGCGTATTGCCGGGCTGATTTGTGGTACGCCTATGACGATTTCAGCGACATATGCGCCGCTGAGCGAAGTCGTTAATTGTGACCAGTACGATCCGGACGAACGAGATGAAAAAGTAAATAACGGGGAATTTTTCGTATGGTATGACAAAGAAAAATTCAAAATGAGCCGTGCTATGAATAGTCTTGTGACGACTGGGCAGGACAAATTAGAGGCATACCAGACAATTAAAACCGTTGACGTGATGGATATGATGTACGTAGATATCCGGAAAACGGCGGAAGACAGCTATATCGGCAAATATACTAACGACTATGACAATAAGTGTCTGCTGATGTCGGCAATCAAAGGGTATTTTCTGGAACTGGAAAAAGGGCGACTGCTGCAAAAAGGGAAGAGCACGATTGATTTAGACGTTGACGCTATCAAGAATTGGCGTATTTCCAACGGGAAAAACACGGAGGAAGAATTAGCCGATATGTCGGATCAGGAAATCAAAGAGCTTGATACGAAAAAGAAAATATTCCTTAAAGCAAGCGTTGTTATTCTTGATGCAATGGAAGATATCAGCCTTGATGTTGATATTTAGGAGGTGATACCATGGATGAATTTAATGCGCAGCAAGTTATGAGCGGGACCGAAGGCGAAGTCTGGATTGACGGTAAAAAAATAGCTGAAGTCACTGCTTTTAAAGCGGAAATAAAATTAATCAAAGAAGAAGTTAACCAGGTCAAAAAGCGGTTCAAGCAGTACAAGACAACCGGGGCAGAAGGCTCTGGCAATGTCAAAATGAACCATGTCAGCTCGTTTTTTATTAACAAGATGGGTGATAATATCAAAAACGGGCACCAGACAGTTTGCACTATCGTAGCCAAACTGGATGATCCGGACGCTATCGGCTCCGAACGGGTAGTTATCCGGGATGCGACATTTGATAAATTAACTTTGATGGACTGGGAAGCAAAGAAACTGACCACCGATGATTATGATTTTACGTTTACCGATTTTGACGTCATTGATACGGCAAACGACTAGGAGGTATAGCACATGAATTTAGTAGATGCGCTTTTAGCCGCTGATGCGGATAAGATTACAGCAAAACAAACGGAAGATTATGAAGTAAAACGGCTCTCTAAATTATTAGGGGTGCAGTTTATTTTACACTTGCAGGAAATCAAGTTCCGCCGAATTAAAGAGCTGCAGGACATGGCGACAAAACGGAAAAAGGGCCGTGCCCCGGAAGTGGACTATATGGAATTGGCCGTAAGCTGTTTGGCTGAAGGGATTACGAATGAAGAATTTAATGATCCCCGCGTTTTGAAGCGGTTTAATGCGACAACCAAAGAAGATTTGTTTACTAAGATTTTAACAAGCGGCGAAATCACCAAGATTTCTGAAAAAATCGGGGATTTGTCCGGCATGGATAAAAGCGAAGATGATTTTGAAGAAGTAAAAAACTAATCAAATCCGATGGCAGCGTCAAGCTCATGTATGAACTGTGGGTATCACATGGGCTACGGCCATCGGAATATTATAACGCCGGGTACGGCGAAAAGATCATTTTAGCTGCCTTTATGGAAAAAGAACTCGAAGAACGGGAAAAGGAAATCAAACGGATTAGAAGTTTAGGGAAGTGAGAAGATGGCTAGCATTATTGACGTTGTTATGCGATTAACGGACAGAGTTAGTGAGCCGTTACGTCGGATACGTAGCAACATGGAAGAAAATTCACGTCTTAATCGACAATTAGGTAGAGATGTGCGAAATGTAGGGCGCGGATTTGGCAGTATAGCTTCGACAATGATGCCGGCCGCCACGGCTGTATCTGCGTTTGGAGCACTAGGGACTAAAACATTTATGGATTTTGAAGATACCATAACCGGAGCCGGGGTAAAAGCCGGGGCAACGGGAGAGCAATTAGAACGGATGAAAGAAACGGCCCTGAAATTAGGGCACGACTTCCCGATTACCGCCAGCGAAGCGGCCGAGGCTATGGACCGATTAGCCGCCGGCGGGTTTGATGCGGAGCAGACGATGGCAGCTATGCCAGGCATTATTGAAGCGTCTGTAGCATCCGGGGAAGATATGGCCACAACGTCCGATGTCATCACAAGTGCATTGAACATATGGAATTTAAAAACCGGCGATGTAGCAGAAAACACACAGCATGTCGCTGATGTTGTACAGATGGCCGCTAACGTATCTAAATTAGGTATGGCTGACTTTGGGCTGGCTATGCAGTATGCCGGGGCACCCGCTGCGGCACTAGGCGTAAACATCGAAGAATTATCAACAGCCATGGCCATTATGAGTAACAATGGGATTGAAGCCTCTACAATTGGGACAAGCCTTAGATCTACAATGTCACGGCTGGCATCGCCACCAAAAGAAGCGGCAGCAGCTATAAACCAATTAGGGCTACACCTGCAAAATGCCGATGGTTCCTTTGTGGGGATTACAGAAGCAATCAGCCAGATGCGAGAAGCTATGGATGGCATGACAGATACTCAGCAAGTCGGGATAGCGAAAGCAATAGCCGGGGAAGATGCATTTAGCGGATTATTAGCATTGATTAAGACAAGCCCAGAAGCATACAAAGAAGTAGAAGATTCAATTAAAAACTCTACTGGATCATCTCACGAAGCGTATGTGAAGATGCAAAACACGTTAAAAGGCTCTATCAATGCGATGAAGAGCGCAGTGGAATCACTAGCCATATCGTTTGGATCTACCCTGGCACCGAGTGTAAAGACAGCAGCTGATGCGATTAAAAGCATTGCAGATTTTTTAGGCGGGTTAAGCCCGGCCACTCGTAGCGTCGTTGCGAATATAGCGTTGTCGGTTGTTGGCTTTACTGCCTTCAGTTTTGCTATGAGCAAAGTATTAAAAGCCGGCGGCTCTATGGTTATGATGTATTCACGCATTGGCAATGTATTGAAAGGTGGTAGGGAAACAAATTTATTATTGAGATATAGCGTGTTGGGCGTACGGAGCGCATTTATACAGCTCAGCAGCACCGCATCTAAGGTAATGGGCGTTTTACGGAATGGCATGAGTATCGGGAGCTGGCGTAGTGCACTGACGTTTCTAAGAACGTCTGGAGCAGCAGGTTTGAGTAAAATTGGCAGTACAGCAGTACAAGCTGGGGCTAAAGTCATGATGATGATTAAATCATTTAGCATGGTTACTATGCTGAGTGGTGCAAAAAACGCTGTACTAGGGTTTGGACGGGCGCTGTTAACGATTGGCCGGGTTGGCATAGGTGCTATGTTTTCACCTGTTGGCATTGCGATTATGGCCATTGCCGGGGCAGCATATATACTTTATAACCACTGGGACAAAGTAGCGCCGTTCTTTACCAGCATGTGGACTGAGATTCAAAATGCCTTTTCTGTAGCCTGGCAGACTATTAGTCCGGCTTTGGAAGGGGTGGGAAATGCATGGAGCCGTTTAGTTAATGCGTTCAATTCCCAGGGGACAACACTTAACAGGATGGCCCATATCATTGAGTTCCTGGCAAGTATTCTAGGCGGCGTATTAATCGCCGGGATTATTGCCGCGGCCGATATATTTACCGGCGTATTTGTAAGTGCCATTGAAATTGTTTCAAGTATCGTTAGCGCGGCTATTGGCGTATTTGGAGGGTTAATTGATTTTATTACCGGAGTGTTCACTGGCGACTGGAGCTTAGCATGGCAAGGCGTTGTGGAAATCTTCAGCAGCATTTTCGGCGGTATCAAAGGGATATGCTCCGGGGTATTAGACGGGATTAGAGCAGCTATCAACGCTGTCATTAATGGAATAAATTCTATTAGCGTGGATATCCCGGATTGGGTACCGGGTGTAGGCGGCCAGCATTTTGGCGTGAATATTCCGACATTGTATACGGGGACAAGCAATTTCGGCGGTGGCCCGGCGGTAATAAATGACAGATTCGGCGGCGAAATTGTTGATTTACCATCTGGGACCCGGATTATACCACATGATCAGTCAGTACAGCAGGCGTATAAAATGGGCAGCATGAACGGCGGTTTTGGTGGTGATATTAATATCAACATCAACAATGCGAACTTTGCGAATACGGGCGATGAAAAACGGGAAATCAAACGTATTACATCAGAAATCTTGTTTGAATTACAAACAAGGGCAATCAACATGAATACGGGGGCGATATAATGGCCAGCTTTTTAAACTTTTTAAGCGGCGTTGTAGGCGCATTGCTGGGGACGGATGGCGAAAGCGGGGCAACATTGGTATTAAGCGGCAGCGGGAACAGCGTTACATTTCCCGTCGCCCCGGCCAGCTTTGATGTGGAATGTGGATATAATAACAGCGTCATTAATGTAAATTCACTAGGCGATATTAATATGATAGGGAAGAGAGGATTAAAAACCCTCTCTTTTTCATCGTTTTTCCCGGCTCAAGTCTATGGATGGGAAACGAATTATCCATCTGACGACCCATACAGCGCATGTCAAAAAATAGATGATATGGCACAATCAGGGACGCCGTGCAGCATTTCCATTTCAGGAACAACCGTGAACATGTCATGCACGATTGAGAATTTTAAATATAGGGAACAGGATAGTACGGGAGATGTATATTTTTCGATATCGCTGAAAGAATATCGCTATATTATGCCGGAAACAAATATGACAAGCGATATAACCGGTTTAAAATCGCGCGTATCGGAAACATTAAGCTCAAATTCTTTTGTAGCAACAGCGGGAAACGACACGATGGACACGGCTGCTAAAGCAGTACAAAAGACAATGAGCATTGCAAAACAAGCCAGGAACAGAATCAATCTGTATAAAGCATTGGCCAAAAGCGGCGGCATTGATGTAGGTACAGTGATACGGACCGTAAAAGATGGGATTAAAGTCAATGATAAAGACGTAATGCGTTGGTGATAAAGATGGATTTAACAATTTATTATTCTGACCCGCCTTTAACTCAAAAAGAGCAGGAAGAGCTGGATGAAAAAAAGAAAAAAGGCGAAAGCTACACAGAACCGCGGAAAATGGTAGATATTACGAATTATGTATTATCGGTAACGTGGAACGGAAATACAGATGAAGCTGCCAGGAAAGTAGATTTTTCACTAGCTTTTAATACCACTGACAAAGATAGCAGCTTTACGGCAATGTTATTGAATTTAGGCGGCTTCATCTATATGTATTATGCAGATGATACGCAGGAAAAGGTTCAGATCTTTTCCGGACGTATATTTTATCAGAAGCGCAATACATCAAACTATAGTTTTGAGTATGTGGCCTATGACGACATGATTTATTTAGCGCAAAGCAAAATGAATATAAACTTCCAGAATATTTCCATAACCGAAGCCATTAAGAAAGTATGTGCCGAAGTAGGAATACCTGTAGCCGATGATATACCGCAAATGGACACGAAAGTAAATTGGCTTGCAGATGATAAAAGCGGCACAGAGATTTTTAAAATACTATCTGACCAGAGCTGGGCAAATCACAAGCCAAACAGCAGCGGCAGCGGGTACGGGGATTATGGAGATTGTCCGAACACATGCGCGGTCATTGATGCGGCGAGAGAATATGGAATTGATCCTAAAATAGCCGTTGCAATGGCAGCGCGCGAAAGCGGCGGCGATGATCCGCGAGCTATCGGCAGCGCAAGCCAAAACATGATGCAGATAGAAACCGCCACTGCATTGTATTATGGCGTGGAAGATAAATACCCCAATTGGCGGACTGATCCGCAACAAAACGCTGAAGCGGGTATGCTGGTTTTATCTAAAAAAATCGAAGAGCAAGGCGGCGATACCTGGGCAGGGGTAAAAGCCTATAATGGGTCAGGACCGGCAGCAGATGAATACGTATCTTTGGTACAGAATAACTACAATAACGTGGGAGCTTGTGAAGATGCAGCACCGGCACAGTCGGAAACCTCAACGAATACGGACAATCATTTTACCGTATACTGCAATATTGACAAAATAACCGCTGTCAAAAAAGGGGAAAGCGTCATAGAAAATTACACTGCAACGGACGCTGTAAATATTATCCATGCAGAACACAGCCAATCCATCGAAAACATGAAGAACCGTGTTAAAGCGGTAGATGAAGCCGGCAATGTTTGCGAAATCTATACCATAGAGGACGATGCAACGCACTATGGAACCTTGCAAACCATATACAAGATGAAGCCGCCACAAAAAGGCGAGGTCATCGATAATGAAAAGCTGGCCAAAGCGGAATTAAAACGGATGGAAGAAACATCCAGCCTTGAAGGAATTGGCAATATTCAATGTATAACCGGATATACGATAACCGTGGCAAGCGAACAGCTGAGCGGAAAGTTTTTTATTAAATCTGACACGCATAAATTTGAAAACAATGTACATACCATGACACTTGAATTGGAATTTGTGCCGGAAAAAGAAGAAGTTCCGGAAATAAAGAAAGAGGTCATTGCCAAACCGATATTCAAGTCATCTTCCAGCGGCTCGAAAAAGACATATAATACAGCATCTGGCGGTGGTACGTTGCCAGTAGACCAGGGAATGAATGCCGAATGGCAAGCATGGGGTTATCAAACGATGGACAATGGGACAGAAAGATGTTGTGAAGCGGCAACCAAAGTCGGCAGTTATCATAGTCCATTTTTGGCGGATGAATGTAATAAAGGTGTTGTAAGAGTACCGAATTTAGTCAAGGATGCGAAAAACGCCGGGGTGCCTGTACTTGATTTTGATGCAAGCCAGCTGGAAAAAGGCGACTGCATTGTATATTACACGAGCGAAGGCGCAGATGGCCATGTCACGATATATGACGGCGAAGGCGGGTACATTGGTAATAGCAGCAGTAGAAACATGGTATGGCATAGCAATGATTATACGGATTGCGGTACGCCGATGCGGATTATCAAGACTTCCCATTATTGATGAGGTAGAACCATGGAAAAAAATGAAGATCCTTTTAATGGCATGCTGAAGCTGCTAAAGAAAATCAGCGAAAAAAACGGAATACAGAAGGGAACGCGGATAGGCGTCATTGTATCACCGCCGCCAGATATCATCATAAGCGTTGACGGGATGCAAGTAGATAAAAATAACCTATGGGTTGATGAGTATTGGGTACCTGGACATACCCGGCATGTCGTCGGGGAAACGAGCGATCAAAGCGGCGGCTCAGGCGACGCGGCGTTTGAATCTCACAGGCACCCAATAGATAATGATGAAGAACTTACAGACACATGGAAAGTTGGTGATCATGTACAGCTGGACCCTATTTATAGCGAAGATGATAAAAGGAGCGGGCAGCAGTTTATTGTTCATTGCAAACTAAGGAGATTTGACGGAAATGGCTAATCCTTTTATGACAGCTGGGACGTCTGTTGTTGCGACAAAATCGACGACGCTGCCAGAATTTAGAGAATTTGACTGGGATTTTGATAAAAAGACATTTCTATATGATGAATATGGAAACCATATTATAAAAACTCAAAACGACGGATTAAAAGTGTGGATTAAAAAGGCCCTATTGGTACAGAGATATCGATATAGGGCCTATTTTGATGATTATGGTTGTGAATTGGAAGATAAGTTCATTGGCAAAGTGCCGAACGACGAAATATCAGATAGTGAATTATTTAAATATGTTTGTGAAGCTATTTTAGTCAATCCATATATCATCGATGTATATAAAGTATCCAGTTCATTTAATAAAAAAAATATCACATTGTCAATCGATGTAAAAACAATTTACGGCGACATGACAACATCAATCGAGGTGTAAGTAATGTTTGAAGCACGGACACAAGCAGAAACGCTGGAAGAAATGAAGCGATTTTACAGCGATGCTTTTGATGGTGATTTATCAACAATTGAAGGGACATTTGTTGGAGATAATTTATCTGCTAATGCTGTCGAATTTGAAAAAGCCTATGCTGAGATGTCGCTGATTGTTGAAGCCGGATTTGCGCAAACGAGTTGGGGCGGGTTTTTAACCATGCGCGCCGCCGAATTTGGGATTGATAGAAAAGCAGCGGTAAAAGCAGTAGGTACGGTCACTGTAAAAGGTAATGGCACCGTTGAAAGCGGGGCCATTTTTGCAACTGATGCGGGCGTACAATTTCAAGCTACGCAGACAGTGGCTATTGATGGAGAAACAGAAGTACCGATTGAAGCCATTACAGCCGGAGAAAATGGCAACGTAGCAGCCGGCACAATCACAAAAATACCGATTGCCATTAACGGCATTACGGCGGTCACAAATGATGCGGAAACCACTGACGGCTACGACGAAGAAACCGACGAGTCTTTGCTAAATCGGCTTTTATTGCATGTCAGAAATCCGATAACGTCAGGTAATGCCAATCACTATAGAGAATGGACGCTATCCGTAGCGGGCGTTGGCAATTGCCAGGTCATTCCACTATGGAACGGCAACGGTACGGTAAAAGTATCGATTATTGATGAAAACAAAGACATAGCCAGCGAAACGCTCATTAAAAAAGTCGCTGATTATTTAGATGAGGTAAAGCCGATCGGGGCCACGGTCACAGTAACAACCCCTACGTATATGGAAATTACCGTATCGGCACGGGTAACGGTAACAGCAGCGTACAAAGATACATATAAAGACGTATTGAAAAAGGCGATTAATGATTATTTTGTCGATGAGGGTTTTACATCAACATCC